ATCGAGGGTGCGGAACAGCTCGCGCTCGGCGACCTCGTAGTGGCCCATGGACCCGCGCTGGCCCTTGAGCGTGTCCCAGTCCTCCGCGAGCAGGCCGACCTTCTCCTCGAGCAGCTGCTTGGCCTTCACCTCGCCGACGGTCTTGTTCAGCCACCTGTCCTCGTGCACGCGCGAGTAGGGGACCACCGGCGCCAGCAGGTCGGCCACCTCCCCGTAGTGGGCCTCGAGGGCGGCGTAGGCGCGCTCGCGGCGCAGGCGCTCGGCCTCGTCGAGCTGGGCCTTGATGGCGTCCGACGCGCCCTTCGCGATTCCGGAGATCTCCTTGCACCGGGCCTCGAAGGCGTCGAGCGGCCTCAGGTACTCCCGCTTCACCGCCTTCCTGCGCTCGTCGATCTGCTTGACGATGCCGTTGAGGTACGTGCGGTCGCGCTTGGCCGCCCTCACGTTCCCGTCCTCGGACATGTCGTATGCCGCGCCCTCGTAGTCGGCGACCATGCGGCGCACGCGGTCCTCGAGCGCGTCGAAGTTCGCCTCGATGTCGCTGGGGCGGCAGGTCACGATGAGCTCCCCGCCTTCCTCCACGATCTCCGGCTTGACCTCCGTCGCCTCCGCTGCCTTAGCCATTCTTCTCCTCCAGGTGCTTCCTCAGGGTCTCGTTGACCGCCTGCCCGACCTCGCCGAACTCGTAGCCGTCGGCCTCCATCGCGTCGGCGAGCGCGATGTACCGCGCCGGGTTGTCGCCGTAGACCTGGTACGCGTTGGCGTGGCCCTGGGCCAGCGCCACGGCGCACATGCGGTCCGGCCTCCACGTCGCCGCCCAGCCGATGACGCACAGCGCCGCGGTGGGGGACATGTCGACCTCGGCTCCCATCTCGGCGAGGACGCCCTCGACGGACTCCATCGCGCGGTCGCTGAGCGCGACGGCGGTGCGGCGCATGGTCTTCAGGTCCCCGATGCGCCCGGACAGCCACTCGAGCATCCCGGCGCGCTCGACCTCCCACAGCTCGCCGGCGCGCTGGCGGGCGCGCTCGGCCTCGGCGGCCTCCTCGCGCTTGCGCTCGCCCATGGCGCGCTCCTCGTCGCTCTCCTCGCGCAGCAGCTCCACCCAGCTGCCGTCGATGTCGTAGGCGGTCGGCTTGGCGTCAGCCACGGCGGCCTCGAGCCTCTCGGGGGTCGTGCTGTCGATCCAGAGGTTCCCGGCGCTGCGGCGCTCGGTCTCGTCGTCCTCGGCCACGCGCGGCACGCCGGCGGCGGCCAGGACGCGCTCGAGCCCCTCCGCGCGCTCGCGGTGCGCCCTCTCGCGCGCCAGACCCTCGTAGACGCGGCGCCAGTCCTTCTGCGGGCAGTCGCGCAGCTTGGCCACGGCCTCGGGGTCGCCCTCGAACTCGGCGATGGCCATGAGGCGGTCGAGCGTCATGTCGTAGGCGGCGTCCTCGACCTTGGCCGCCCCGCGCCGGGCGCGGCGCACCTTCTCGGGCTCGATGCGGGCCACGGCGGCGACCTCCTCGTCGGGCAGGTCGAGCGCGAGCATCTGCTGCACGCCGCGGCTCATCTCCTCGGGGGTGAGGTTCAGCTTGCAGTCCGTCTCGACCATGGCCTTCGCGGCCTCGGCGCGGGCGGTCTCGGCGTCGGCGAGGTCGTCGTAGACCTCGGCGAGGAACCGCTTGGTCCCGATGGCCCTCATGGCGCGATAGCGGCACTCGCCATCGATGATCCAGAAGATGCCCCCGTCGCGGTACAGGATGGGCTTCACGCGCGGCTGGCCCGGGTTCAGCTTGTTGAAGCGGAACTGCTCGCCGAGCTGCGCGATGTACTCCGCGCTCTCCGGGGTGGTGAAGTCGCGGGGGTTCAGCGAGTTGCCCTCCGCGTCCTCGTACGGGTAGACGTCCTCTATGTCGACGTTCACCAACTCTTGCATGTCATATCCTCCTAGCTGGGGTTTTGTTCAAAGGGGAAATCTTTTCTCGCTTCTCTGACCTTCTTGGACACGCGCTCCTTGCGCTTCTGGGCGGCCTTGAGCAGGCGCTTGAGCCTCGCCGCCTGCCACCGCTCCATGGCGATGTCGTGGCGCTCCATGGCCACCGCGCGGTCGTAGGCGCCCATGCCGGAAGTCCTCGGGGTCGCCGGCATGGGGTCGCCGCGCGTCTCGCGCTGCGCCTCCGTGCGCTCGTAGGTCGCGCGGTCGGGCGCGGAGAGGAGGGGCAGCAGCCCCGCTATCTCCGCCTCGGTCTCGGCGAGCCTGCGGGAGAGCCTGCACGGCTCGCAGATCCCCTCCGCGCCGAACAGGGTCCGCGCCATCCCGCACGAGGGGCACACGAGCGTCCTGGGGGAGAAGCACCTGAGGTCCACGTCCTCCCCGCGCGCCCGCATCCAGCGGACTGCGCCCTTGAGCTGCTCGCGGCTCACGCGAAGCGCCTTGCGGATCTCGCGGGCGGGCACCTTCCCGGCGTGCTCGCGGATGTAGGCGAGCTCGGACTCGCGCCACCACTTGTGGCGCCTCCCACTATCGGCCCGGGTCAACGTCGACCACCTCCACCATCACGCGCGGGTTGGCGGGGTCGACCTCGAAGGAGTCCTGCAGGGCCACCACGTGCCGCTGCCCGTCGTTCTCGAGCACCCCCGCGGCCACGAGGCCGTCCAGGACGAACTTCTTTGCGAAGGCCACGTTGTCGAGGTCTCGGCGGCGGTTCGGCTCCACCCACAGGAAGCGCACGGCCACGGGGCCGGCGAAGCGGGGGAGGCCCTGAGCGATGGCCGCGGCCTCCGCGCGCGCCGTCTCGCGGCGCTTCATCTTGGCGCCGACGTGGCGGTCGGCCCGCTCGGCGTCCACGTAGTCGTTGAGGGAGGGGAAGCGGCCCTCGATGACCATGCCCGCCCTCATCGCGCGCCCCTCTGCACGTCCCAGATCTCGCGGGCCTCCTCGAGCGAGGACGCCACGAACTCGTCGGGGCCGACGATGTCGCGCCAGTAGGCCGCGAGGTCCACGGCGTCGACGGGCGTCACGCGGAACGAGATGGCGGAGAGCATCGAGGGGCGCTCCATGGCCATGAAGCGGGTGAGGACGCTCCACAGGTTGTGGTCGCGCCTGAACTGCGAGCACAGGCGCACGTCCAGGCCGTACTGGCGCGCCCGCTCGTAGATGCTGCCGCGCTGGACGAGCTCGCCCTCGAGCGCCAGGCGGTGGCAGATGGCCTTGAGCGAGGACCACTTGTCGGGGTTGCGGCGCACCCAGTGGCACGCCTTCGCCACGATCTGGGCGGCTCGGGCCACCTCCTCCCCGGAGTACGTCACCCCAGAGGAATCAGGAAGGAGGAATGGGGAAGAGGAAGAGGAATATATATCGCTTGGCGCTTTGCTTTCGGTTTTGCTTTTCAGTTCGCTACCCATTTCGCTTCCCCCTTCGCTTGGCCGTTTGCTTGCACGTTTGCTTGCCGTTTTGCTTCCGCTTTTGCTTGCCCGTTTGCTTGCGCTTTTGCTTGCCCGTTTGCTTGCGCTTTTGCTTGGCGCTTCGCTCACATCGGCCATGTCGAGCCCTCGACGAGTCCGGTGAGCGCCACGCACCCGACGATCGCGGCGCCCGCGAGGGCCTCCCGCACGCGCTCGCGCTGCCCCTCTGTTAAGATGGGGACGGTCCGCATATGGACCTCTACAGGGCGCGTGCGATGCTTGCCGGCTGCGACGCGCCCCTTTTTCCTCTTGATGACTTCCATTCCTCGAATCTCCTTAGGTTCTCCGGGTCCCTGTAGAACTCGGACATGGCCTTGCGTATGAGCCCGCACATGATCCGCGCGCCAGGCGCGGTGCCGGGCGGGATGCCCGATGCGGGCTTGTCTTCCGTCATGTGCTCCTCCTTCGTTTGTGATCAAGCCGAATACCTGTACGGATGGCGGCGGGCCTCGCCCGCTGCTAGACTGGTCGCGTCCTTTGGAAAGGAGGTGGTCTTCTTGACCAACCTTTTGAGGACGCGGCCCCCGCGAGCCTGACGGGCCGCAAGGGCGTAGGGTGCCCGAAGCCGTCGGTGCGAAGCCGCTGCGGTAACAGCGGGTTGCCAGACGGGGCGCAGCGCGAATCGGCGGTATCCGCAAGCCGATGCAACCGACCTCGGTAACGAGGCCGCGCGCGGAGGACGTCCCAGGGATGGGGCCGGCCTGCGCATCACGAGGCATGCAGTGCGGGGAGAAAGCCCGGCGGCGGGGAGGACGCGGTTACCGACGCGACACCGCCCGCCGTCATCCATTCAGGTATTCGGTTCTCAAGGTGCTGTGCTAGGCTCCCCGTGAGGGGAGGTGATCGACATGCGAATGGTCCCCGTGGCCTCATCCAACCTCGCGGAGGTCGGGGACGAGGGCGGAAACCTGTACGTGCGGTTCAGGTCGGGCGGGCTCTACGTCTACTCGTGCGTTCCGCCGTCCACGCACGCGGCGCTCATGGGCGCTGCATCGAAGGGCTCGTACCTGCACCGGTTCGTGAAGCCCTTCCACCCCTGCAGGCGCATCGGCTAGTCCCTGACGACCAGCACCGTGACGGGCCCCTCGACGCTGGCCTCCAGCCAGCCGTCCGGGCCCGACCGCATGGCGTCTACGCCCTGTCGGCGGGACAGCTCGTCCACCAGCTCCCACGTCTCGGCATCGGTCACGCCGACGGCGCGGGCCTTGGCCTTCTCCTGCTTCATGGGTTCCTCCTTTCTAGAATGTTTGTTTAACAAACCTCTTGCGGCAAAAAAATATCCGCAACCTTGCAGCCAAGAAACTTGCAAACGGCACGAGCTTGCTCAATGCTCATCTGGTCTTGATTCTGCTCGTAAGCTGCATAAGTTTGACGCGAGATGCCAAGGTAGTTGGCAACTGCGAGCTGCTTAACACCCTTGGCTTCTCTCACTTCTTTTAGCGTCTTCATGCTCCTCCTCTCGACATCTGAATGTTAACTAATCAAACCTATCAATGTCAAGAAAAAATAACTAAAATGTTTGTTAGTTTAAACAAGGAGGATCATATGGGCATCTCTCAGAACATCAAGCGCCTGAGAAAACAGGCTGGTATGACCCAGGTGGAACTTGCGGAAAAGCTCGATGTGGCTCGCTCCACGATCACGCAATGGGAGACCGGTTGGTCATCGCCTCGAATGGGGATGGTGCAGAAACTTGCTGGCGTATTTGGAGTTACATCTGCCGACATGCTTGCTGAGGATTCCGAGGGCCTGCCCTCCGGCGCCAAGCTCCCATCCGAGCCCCGCCCCGCCTACGCCCCGCTGCTCGGTCGCGTCCACGCGGGCGACGCCTGCGAGCCCGACATCATCGACGACCGCATCCCCATACCCTACGAGGTGCGCTCGGCCCATCCCGACGGCTACTTCCTCGAGGTCGAGGGCAACTGCATGAGCCGCGTCTACCCCGAGGGGTGCCACATCTACATAGACCCGCGCCAGCAGCCCCGCAACGGCTCGGTCGCGGTGGTCTCCATCGACGGCGCGGACTACGTGATGCGCCGCCTGTACAACACGGGGCGCACGATCGTGCTGTCCCCGGACTCGTGGGACGAGGGGTACGAGGACATAGTCATAACGGGGGAGGACGAGCGCACGGTCGAGTACGTCGGCACCGTGGTCTGGTTCCAGCCCGCCGAGGAGATGGAGTAGGGAAATGTTCAAGGTCAACCACGCGATGGCGGCCGTGTCGGCCGGTCTGGTCCTGGCTATCACCGGATGCTCGATGCAGCCAGCGGACACCGGCATGACCGATGGGGAGATCATGGCGGCAATCGAGGCGGGCGACGCCGAGACCCTGGAGAAGTCCAAAGCCGCCACGGATGAGGCCATCGAGGCCGCGCTTGCGGGCGTCGACGAGTTCACCGACGAGGAGCGAGATGCGCTGCGCGCCTCCATCATGGCCGAGGTCGACAAGCGCCTGTCCGGTCTCGGCGGCACCACGGTCAACAGGTACGTCACCGAGGAGCACCCGACCTACGTGACGGAGAACACGTACGTCACCCAGGGCGGGGAGAAGCCGCCGCGCATCGAGGACGGCATGGAGGTCGCGGTCGACTGGGGCGTGGAGAAGGTCTACGTCGACGATGACGGCTGCGTCTTCACGGTCGAGTCGGTCGAGGCTCGTGCTTACAACTTTGCGCCAGATACGCCGTACGCCGGCGGCGGCTACGCCTATCGGCTCGAAGTCAAGGTAAAGGGCTCGTTCAAGCCCGTGGAGCATGACGACCCGAATATTGGCTATGCGCAGCACTCCGGCTGGTCGCTGCCGGTCGACATGATGCTCGACCCCCACGACATCCGCATGAACGGCGAGGGAAGCGCCGAATGCGACTACGACGACCATACCTTCGAGAACACGTACTCGATGCCCGTCAACATGCTGCCCGAGCGAATTTACGCCGTCAGCAGCCAGAAGTGATGGAGTAGGAATATGGCAGGGATATATGCCGCGAGGTCCTTATCGGTCTACAAGCTCACCTTCAACTCAAGGGGCGATGCCGATGCGATTGTCGACCCGGCGGATCTGGGCGGAAAGGACGTGCTCGGTCTGTTCGACAGTTTTTGCGCGAAATCGGCGGCGCCGGCTCAGGTCGGGAATGACGAGCGTTTCATCAGGTTCGGGTCGTGCGCTGTGAACGGTGATCGCGCCTTCGCTAAGTTCTCGTCCGGTAGGGCGGGACTGAGGGTCTCCGTCTTGGATACGACGATTCTCGAGGATAGCGGAATCGAGTACGGGGAGAGCATGGCCGGAATGGTCGAATGCCGCCTGTTGCTCCGCAGGACGCCGGGTCTCGGATACGCGATAGCGTGCGTCGAGTCCGTCCCGAACGGGGGAGGAGTCACCGCTCCCTTGACGCTGTTCAAACGGCACGTCAACGGCGGCGGCCTCGGCGTGACGATGAAGTACGAGCAGATCCACGAAGTCGAGGCGCTCGACGGTTTCAAGGGCATCGAAGAGATCGAGCTCAGGAGATACGGGAAGCCCGACGACGTGAGCAGCGGGACCGTTGTCAACTCAGGGCTCATCACGCACAGAGTCGGGCACAAGCGCGGGCTGTTGATGCCGCTCGCGTTGTTCGGAGGCTTCCTTAAGGATAGGCGTGCGGTTGCGGAGTACATGGGGGTCGCAGTTGATTACGACGGAGACGAGGACCTGTTCGTGACCCTGCGCCAGAAAGACGGAAGGAGCAGGAAGTATTGCATGGGGAAGGAGCTCGCGGTCCCCATCAGGGAGGTTCTCAACGAATCCGGGGAGGAGCCTCCTTCGGACGAGGAGTTCGCGGAAAGGTGCGTCGAGGCCTGTATCCGTGCGGAAGACACCATGGATAGGCTCAGATGACGATACGCCACGAATAGGAGGTCGTCATGGGCAAGATCGGATTGTTTGGAATTGCGGGGAAGTATCTCGGCACGCTGCGCAGCTATCGCACTGGGAAGCCGATGGTGCGCGACGTCCTCGTCCAACTGGTAGTGCCGGGCGCACTGGCGCTGGCCGCTGTTTTCTGGCCGCTTGAGCCGGAGGCCATCGCCCGAATTTCCGGGAACGTGATTTCCGGCGTGTCGATCATCTCCGGCCTTCTCTGCGGCGTGGCGGTGATGCTGTTCGAGCTGAGGATGCAGATGAGGTCCCAGGTCGACCCGAAGCCGACCAAGAGGGAGACGACGCTGGTTGACGAGACGTTTCACGACATAATGTGGGCGACCGTTGCGGGCTTCGCCTCGGTGCTGCTGATGATCGCAGGGGACGCGCTCGTGTCCTGCTGGGCGGTACAGAGGACCGCCTACGGTTTGGCCATCTTCTTCCTGCTCAATTTCATCTTGGTGACATGCATGTGCCTTAAACGTTTGAGCGCGACTTACTCGGTTGTTTCCGAGGGATGGTCGAAGTAAAGCAATAGGCCCCGCGCATATGGGCGGCAACCCTGCGCGAGGCCATGAACGAAACCGCCCCCGAAGGGAAGGCAAGGTCATTATATGGCAAACGCCGTCATATACGCGCGCTACAGCGACGGCAGGCAGCGCGAGGAGAGCATCGAGGACCAGGTGCGCGTCTGCAGCGAGGCGGCGGATCGCGAGGGCGACCGCATCCTGCGCGTGTACGCCGACAGGGCGACATCGGGCACAACGACCGACCACCGGGCGGCCTTCGCCGAGATGGTGGCGGACAGCGCGCACGGGCGCTTCGAGAGGGTGTACGTCTACAAGACGGACCGCTTCGCGCGCAACCGGTACGACTCCGCCATATACAAGACGAAGCTGAAGCGCAACGGCGTGAGCGTGGTGTCGGCTACCGAGCACATAGAGGAGGGCCCGGACGGCATCCTGCTCGAGGCCGTCCTGGAGGGAATGGCGGAGTACTACAGCGCGGCGCTCAGCCAGAACGTGAAGCGCGGCATGCGCGGCAACGCCCTCAAGTGCAAGCACAACGGCGTGAGGCTGTACGGCTACGACCTCGGCGAGGACGGCTACTACCGCGTCAACGAGGAGCAGGCCCGCGTCGTGCGCTCCGTTTTCGAGATGTACGACGCGGGGGAGGGCGTGCCCGACATCGTCGACGCGCTCGCGCCGTACCGCACGGCCACCGGCGGGCCCTTCTCGATGCAGGCCGTGAGCAAGATGCTCAGGCGCGAGCAGTACGCGGGCGTCTATCGGTACGCCGACGTGCGGCGAGAGGGCGGGATGCCGGCGATCGTGGAGCGGGAGCTGTTCGAGAGCGTGCAGCGCCGCCTCGCGTCGGGGGTCAGGAAGAGGAGGAGCACGGTGAGCTACCTTTTGAGCGGCAAGCTGTTCGACATGGAGGGGCACCGCTACCAGAGCAGCTGCGGCTACGGGAAGTCCGGCAGGAAGTACACGTACTACAGGTGCCCCGCGACCGGCCACCTGGTGCCGCAGGAGGAGATAGAGGAGGCGGTCGCGCGCGACGTGCAGGAGTTCCTGGATTCCGACGGGGCGGCGGGGGCGATCGCCGACCTCGTCCTGGAGGAGCAGGAGGACGCCCTCGCCGACGAGCTCGCGGCCATGGAGGCCCTGCGCGGGCGCCTGGCCGGCAATGACCGGGAGCAGGCCCGCATGGTCGACCTCGCCGCGAAGACCGGCGCGGTGGACGCGGTGGCCGCGAAGCTCGACGACCTGGCGGCCGAGCGCGAGGCCATCGAGAGGGAGCTCGCCGACCTCGAGAGGGGCACGCCCGTGTTCGACCGCGAGCACGTAGAGTTCTGGGTGCACGAGATAGTTGGGAAGAAAGATCCGCTCGAGGTCATCAGGATCTTCGTGAAGCGCGTGGCGATCGACCGCGAGAGCGGCGAGCGGCGCGTGGAGTTCGTGTTCAAGCGCGGCCCGAAAGGCGGGCCGCCCGGCGGGGGTGTTCGCGGTGGCGAGTCACCCGCCCACCAAGGAATGTGA